GTATGCTAGAGCTAGGTGTGTGCGAAGAGCAAGCACGTATGGTACTGCCACAGAGTATGATGACAGAGTGGTACTGGTCTGGTACGATGAAAGCAGTCCATAAGATGTGCAGCCTACGGTGTAAGCCCGACACACAGTACGAGTCACGTCTGGTAGCAGAGGCTATTGATGATAAGATGGCAGAGTTGTTCCCTGTGTCGTGGGAAGCATTGAGATCATACGAGGATTGATAGGATGAATAAAGATGTAGGAGTACTTGGTGTTGAGACTATCGAAGAACACGAAAATGGTTCAGCTACCTATCAGTTTCACATGGATAACTATACCCGTGGATTACTGGCAGAGGAAGGGTTAAAGCTAGTACTGTATTGTGCAGCCGCCAAGCTAGACATGGGTTTGGTGTATGACTTTATCACAGACCATATGGAGTATAACAAAGATGACTAGATACGCAGTGATGTTTGAGATTGAGCATGGGCAGTGGGATTACATGCGAGAGAACACAGCAGTGTTTGACAACAACACCCCAGTTAAAGTGTTTGAAAGTGTTGATGAAGCACAGGCAGCAGCAGACACATGGAACACAGGCAGAGTAGTGGAGTGGCACGATGGCAAAGATACCTGAAGGACGTAAGCCCCTACCCAATGAGTGGTTCATTGATAGGGCAGAGAAGATGATCAAACCTATGACAGATGAAGAACGTCAACGTGCCAAGGAAAAAGAGAAAGCAAACAAAGATGACTGGGATGATTGGCACGAGGGAGACATAGACTGATGTTTACTGTAGAGTTTGAGAGTGACGCAACTGTTGTCACTACCTTGGATGAAAGTGATAAGTTCGAAGACGTTGAGGTTATCATGGGTGACGACATGTCAGTCTACATGCGTCAGTACGAGGAAGCACTAGGGGAGTACCAGATGATATACATGTCCTACCAACAGTTCCTTGACATCGTATCATCTCTTGAGGTATCGTCTGGATTGTTCAAGATAGAGATACAGAACAACCCTTAACACACAAGGAGATAAGCACATGAGTGCAGCACACGCAGTAGAAGATACACACGAAGTAACACACCAGCCTTGTCCATACGAATCATGCGGAAGCAGTGATGCCTTTGCTTGGAATCCTGGGAAGAGCACAGGTTATTGCTTTGGTTGTAGTTCATCTTACCCACGTCCAAACTTTCGGACACAGATCTTTGATTGGGCAGAGGAAACATACCCCGTCCAAGCTATAGAGAAACCCAAAGACCAGAACCGTCCCATCAAGTCAGCTACCTTCAAAGGTATTCGTGGACTAGACGAGGACGTAGCACGTCTATACAAGATCCAGCTTCAGCTTGACGAAGATGGTGTGCCTGTTCGGTATGCCTTCAAGTACCCTAACAACACAAAGTACCGTGGCTATGACGAGAAGAAGTTTTGGACTGAGCAAAGAGGATCACCTAAGGATCTATTCGGCCCTGACTTCAATGCTGGTTCAAGCAAACGGCTATACATAACAGAGGGTGAGTTCGATGCAGCATCTCTGTACCAAGCCTTAGGTAAAAGCTATCCAGTTAAGTCATTGCCTAGTGCATCTATCTCAGAGAAGTTCATTAAGAATGTCTTTGAGTATCTCAACTCATTCAGTGAGATCGTGTATGCTGGTGAGCAAGACGAAGCAGGAAAGGCAGCAGCCAACAGACTGTACGGTTTATTCCCAGAGAAGTTCTATTATGTACCTCTGACTAAGCACAAGGATGCTAATGACTTCATCACGTCAGGTGATGTCGATGACTTGAAGTGGGCGGCATTGAAGCCCCAACGTTTCAGCCCAGACAACTTCTTTGTTGGTGACATCGAAGTAGAGAAAGCTATCACAACAGAGAACCCTTACGAGTATGTGCCAACAGGACACACAGGTTTGGATGATAAGATCCGAGGCTTAGTTAAGGGTGGCCTGACATTCATTAAGGCACTGCGTGGACAAGGTAAGACAGAACTTATTCGTTACTTTGAAGTTGGCCTACTGAAGTCTGAGACACGTATTGCTTTGCTTCATATGGAAGAGATGAAGTCCACAACCTATCGTGCTATGGCAACCTATGAACTAGGGGCCAATGTTCGTACCAAAGAAGATGCCCAAGAGAATGGTATCTCTGAGGATCAGGTAATTGAAGCAGCCAAGAAAGCAGCACAAGACGAGAAGACAATCATCTTTGAGATGCAAGCACACGATGACCCAATGGCTCTGCTTGAGTATGTACGCCTAGCAGCTACAGTCTATGGCGCACAGTTCATCTTCATTGACCATGTCCAACGACTAGCCTACCTGTCTAACGCAGGTGTCGAAGGTGCCACCAGTACACTGACAACACTGGGTGCACGTATGGCACAGCTAGCAAAAGAACTAGACATCGGTGTTATCTTTATCTCACAGGTCAACGATGACGGACGAACAAAGTATGCTGCATCCCTTGAGGAAGAAGCAATCATTTGTATCAAACTAGAACGTGACACTGAAGCCGAAGACGAGATGGAACGTAACACAACAAACTTTATTGTTGACAAGAACCGTCCATTCTCTAAGTTAGGTAATGCTGGTTCGGTATACTACGATCCAGACACCACAATCTTAGAAGAGGTTTCATTCAGAGTATGAAGATAGCAGTCAGTGATATCGAAACAAACAAGCTGGAAGGCAGTGATAAGCTTTGGCTATGTGGTGGGAAAGACCTAACCACAGGTGAGGTGTATAAGTTTGAGAAATGTCACGAAGATCCTGTTGCTAAAGCAGAAGCTATCAAGTGGTATCAGTCTTTGGACTATGTTGTTGGTCATAACTTTGTGCAGTTCGATGCACCAGAGCTTAACCGATTACTGCAACCTCGCCTCATTGATCCACACAAGATCATTGATACTCTGATTGTGTCTCGTACACTGGACTACGACATTGCAATCCCTAAGGGTGCTCGTTCTCCTCATAGCCTAGATGCTTGGGGCCGTAGGCTTGGTGTGTACAAAGGTGACTTCCATGCCTTTGAGGAGTTCTCGGACGAGATGGTTGAGTACTGGTACGGTGACTTGGATACAACAGAAGCTTTGTTCAAGCACTTCAAGAAGTACATCTTTGATCCTGACTGGAAGAGATCCCTTCGAGCAGAGCATGACCTACAGATTGAATTGGTTCGGACTAAGTACTACGGCTTTGCTTTCGACAGCAATAAAGCTGAGTTCCTTCTTAACTCAATCCAAGTTCAGATGCGTAAGCTTGAACAACAGTTTCAAGTAGACTTCCCACCGAAGATGCTTGAGGTGAATAGGATCAAGTATCGCCTCAAGAAAGATGGCACAGAGATGGCAACAGTAATTAACGCCAAGAAGAAGTACGCATTGACCACACTGGATGGCGAAGACCTTGTGTGTCACGACTGGATTGACTTCAAACCTGGTTCTCCTAAGGATCGTATCGATGCCTTGTGGGAAGCTGGCTGGCAACCTGTCGATAAGACTAAGACACACCTCAAGTTTGAACGTCTTAATGTTGGTGACCCTTACGGAACGTCTATCAAGTCTATGGACAAAGCATTCTATAATGAGAAGAAGGAACACCTATCCAAGTATGGCTGGGCAGTAACAGAGGATAACCTATCCACACTCCCAGAGGATGCCCCTGAGGGCGCAAAGGCTTTGGCTAAGTGGCTTACCCTAGAAGGACGCAGAAGCTCACTGGTGGAGTGGCTAGGGCAGGTCAAAGAGGATGGACGTATACACGGTACCATCATTAACATCGGGGCATGGACTGGGCGTTGTGCCCACAAGTCACCAAACACAGCTAACATTCCTTCTGCCTTTCATGGTGAAGCAAAGACAGCTGTCGAAGAGGTGAAGAAACAATATGATTCACATCTACGTTCATGCTGGACTGTGCCTAGTGGTTCTTTCTTGGTTGGTACTGATGCTGATGGTATCCAGTTACGAGTTCTAGCAGACTACTTGTGGCGGCACTTTGATGCAGATCAGTACGCCAAAGCTATCATGGAAGGTAAGAAGGAAAACGAAACAGACATTCACAACGTTAATAAGAAAGCTCTAGGTCTACCTCACGCAACACGTGACATGGCTAAGACTTTTATTTATGCTTGGCTTCTTGGTGCTGGTGTAGCTAAGACTGCACAGATCCTGAAGGTAAACCAGAAGCAAGCAACACAAGCACGTGACTCATTCGTTAAGTCTATTGACGGGTTAGCACAACTTAAGAATAGGTTGATACCTTACATTGCAGAGCAAGGATACTTCACTGGGTATGATGGACGTAAAGTTAAGATACCTTCAGCACACAAGGCTCTAGCTGGTATGTTACAGTCAGCTGAAAGTATCTTGATGAAGCACACTCTAATCAAGTGGACATCTGAGGCACGTAAGCAAGGCATCAACTTTAAGCTGGTGGGTTTCATCCACGATGAGTACCAAACAGAGGTGATAGGAACACAAGAAGAAGCTGAAGCACTAGGTAAACTACAGGCACAATGTATGCTTGAGGTAGGCCAAGAGCTAGGGTTCAAGATACCTACACCAGGATCTTACGATGTAGGAAAAAACTGGCTTGACACCCACTAAAACTGTATGATACAAACCAAATACCTAGAAAAAGAAAGGTTAAGACTATGGCTGATAGAGCAAAAACAAAGTACCTAGAACTGTTCGCAACACTGGAGTGGGCAAAGGTTTTCGAAAGCAACCGTGACCGTTCCCCTTGGAACACAGATACAGATGGTGAATACAAAGTCACCTTGATCTTGAAGGATGAAGATGCAGCAAAGTTGAAAGAAGCTGGCTGTGCTACCAAGATGGAGAACACCGCAGAAGGTGTACGTGTCACAGTTAAACGTCCATGTGTTCACCCACGTCATGAGTGGGCAGGTGGTACACCAAAAGTAGCAGACGTAAAGGGTCAACCTTGGGACTTGGAAACACATGGCTTGATTGGCAATGGTTCCACAGGGTTGGTTACTGTGTCTGTATTCGATGCAGGACAAGGACGTTTTGGCACACGCCTTGAGTCTGTACAAGTTGTAGACCATGTCGTCTACGAATCAGAAGGAGGCTCACCTCGTTTCAAGGATCTCTCCTCCCTAGCCTCTGGCGATGCTGGGTCTCCTTCTAAAGCAAGTGCCCCTTCTCCTAAAGAGGAAACTCCAGCTCTTGCTGGGGATGAAATTCCTTTCTAGGACTCTTCTAAGTGTGTGTGTAAAAGAAAGCCCCTTCCCTTAACTGGGTGGGGGCAAACCATAACTTAGAAAGGTCTTAGGATGAGTAAGAGTATTGATACATTAGTACAAGACATCGAGGAAACCATCCTTGGTCTTAACGGTTGGGACTCTGCTGTTGGAGAGTTTATGTCAAAGAACATAGCTGCCCTAGCAGAGAGCAGATTTAAGAAACCGCAGGAGCCTCGCAGCTACCTGTCTTTGTCGTCTTTAGGGACACCCTGTAAACGCAAGCTCTGGTACAAGATCAACATGCCAGACACAGCAGAGAGCCTCGGACCAAACACCTTGTTGAAGTTCTTCTATGGTGATGTAGTTGAGGAGCTAGTCCTTGCCTTAGCCGTTGCTGGTGGACACAAGGTTGAAGGTATGCAAGACAAGATGGATGTACACGGAATCAAAGGACACCGTGATGCTGTCATTGATGGTATGACTATCGACGTTAAGACTGCATCTCCAGCTGGCTTCAAGAAGTTTAAGAACGGTAACCTACGTAAGGAAGATCCATTCGGATACATCTCTCAGCTGTCTTCCTATGTGTACGCAGCAAAGGATGATCCCCTTGTGACAGACAAGAAGAAAGGCGGGTTCCTTGTTGTTGATAAAGTGAATGGGGATGTTTGCCTAGACATCTACGATTTCACAGACGAGTTCGAAAAGAAAGAACAAGAAGTCTCCTACCTCAAGGAGATGGTGGCAGCTGGTGAACCACCAGAGAGAGCCTTCGAACCTGTCGATCAAAAGGCTGACTCACCTAACGGAAACAAGAAGCTTCCTTTTGCTTGTGGTTACTGTGAGTACAAGAAGGCTTGCTACCCAAATCTACGTAAGTTTGTATACGCCAACGGCCCTTTATATCTGACAAAGGTTGTTAAGAAACCTATCGCCTTTGAAGACTTGGAGTTTTAAGTGTGGCTTTCAATAGAAGTAGAATGAGAGGCATCAAGGAAGGATATCGGTCAGGTCTTGAAGAAGATACAGCCGCCTTCCTTGACAAGCAAAAGGTTAAGTACACTTACGAGAAGAAGAAGATCAAGTGGGTAGACCTTAAGTACAGAACCTACACACCTGATTTTGTTCTTGAGAATGGTATCATCATTGAAACTAAGGGAAGGTTCCTTACAGATGATAGACGTAAGCACAAAGAGATTAAGAAACAGTATCCTCATTTAGATATACGTTTCGTCTTTACAAACTGTCGAGCTAAACTATATAAAGGTAGCAAGACAACATACGAAGACTGGTGTATCAAGAATGGATTTAAGTATTCCAACAAGACTATACCCCAAGAGTGGTTGGAAGAAGAACCGAAACAACAAGATTGTGATTGACACAACTGTTCACTAAAGTATAACTAGGAGTTTCCGAATGGAGTTTGAGATAAATGTTTTGCTGTGGGTAGATCCTGATGCTAACTTTATTGATGTGCATGAAGATCATTCCTTCTGTGTTGAACGGTTGGTAAGAGATATCTTGTACGATGTAGATGACGTGAAAGTAAAAGACTGTGAGGTGACCAGACATGATAACTAATAAAGACTTGGAAGCATTTGAGTACTACGAAATGTTCCCTGAGACTGAAGCCTCTAGTAACCCATTTAAGGATTACTCAGAGTGGGTAGAAGATAAGATACTAACTGAGGGTCATGACCGACTAGTCGAGAACACACTAGGGCTAGTTGGTGAAGCAGGTGAAGTAGCTGAGAAGATCAAGAAGCTTATTCGTGATAACAACAGATACACTTCAACTGATATCATCAAAGAACTAGGGGATGTTGTATTCTACGCAACAGCATTGGCTAACTACTACGGTGGTGACTTAGGTGTAACCCTGGCGATGAACGTAAAGAAGCTCGATGACAGAGAGCTAAGAGGCAAACTTAAAGGAGACGGAGACAACCGATGAATAATATGTTACCAACAGACTACCAAGCATTCATTCACACATCACGTTATGCACGATGGTTAGAGGACGAAGGGCGGCGTGAGTCTTGGGCCGAGACTGTATCACGTTATGTAGAGAACCTTGTTACACCCAAGCTGGACAGCAACCACAACAAAGTTGTATCGGAGATTAACGAGGCTATCCTGAACCTAGAAGTTATGCCATCTATGCGAGCCATGATGACAGCTGGCCCAGCATTGGAACGTGACAACACAGCAGGGTATAACTGCTCATACCTACCAGTAGATGACCCCAAGTCTTTCGATGAGGCTATGTTCATCCTGTTGTGTGGTACTGGTGTTGGCTTCTCTGTTGAACGTCAGTTCGTGACCAAGCTGCCAGAAGTACCAGAGCTATTCGACAGTGAGACTACAATCGTAGTTAAGGATAGCAAAGAAGGTTGGGCTAAAGCTCTACGTCAAGTGATTGCATTGCTGTACTCAGGTGAGATCCCTAAGTGGGATGTATCACGTGTACGTCCTGCAGGTGCACGACTAAAGACGTTTGGTGGACGTGCCTCTGGTCCTGCACCACTGGTAGATCTATTTAATTTTGTCGTTAAGATCTTCAAGGATGCACAAGGACGTAAGCTATCCAGCATGGAAGCACACGACATCATGTGTAAAATCGGTGAAGTTGTAGTCGTAGGTGGTGTTCGTCGTTCAGCTATGATCTCTCTGTCTAACTTGAGTGATGACCGTATGCGTCATGCTAAGTCAGGTCAGTGGTGGGAGAACAACCCTCAACGTGCATTGGCTAACAACTCTGTGTCGTACACTGAGAAGCCCGACAGCCTATCATTCATGCGTGAGTGGATGGCATTGGTTGAAAGTGGGTCAGGTGAACGTGGTATCTTCAACCGTCAAGCATCTAAGAAACAAGCAGCTAAAAATGGTAGACGTGATCCAGAACACAACTTTGGGACGAACCCGTGTAGTGAGATAATTTTGCGCCCTTATCAATTCTGCAACCTAACGGAGTGTGTTGTTCGTGCTACAGACACTATTGAAGATCTGGAACGGAAAGTTAGATTGGCTACAATTCTTGGGACTATTCAGTCTACATACACCAAGTTCCCCTACCTGCGAAAAGTGTGGCAAAAGAACACAGAAGAAGAACGACTACTAGGTGTATCTCTGACAGGCATCATGGACAACCCCTTGATGACCACAAAGAATGCTGGCCTAGCTAAAACATTGGAGCACCTACGTGATGTTGCCATTAAAACAAATGCTGAGTGGGCTGATCGCCTTGGTATCCCAGTTGCTGCTGCTATTACATGCGTCAAGCCTTCTGGTACTGTATCACAACTTGTTGATTCTGCTTCTGGTATTCATGCACGTCATAGCCCTTATTATATACGAACAGTACGAGGTGACAACAAAGACCCACTGACACAGTTCATGATTGACCAAGGGATTCCAAATGAACCTGACGTATTCAAACCAGATCAGACTACAGTATTTAGCTTTCCAATTAAGTCACCTGACAATGCCGTTGTTACCTCAGACGTATCAGCTATTGACCAGCTAAAGATGTGGTTAGCCTATCAACGTCACTGGTGTGAACACAAACCGTCTGTGACTATCAACGTTAAGTCTAACGAGTGGTTCGAGGTAGGTGCATTTGTGTATGAACACTTTGACGAGATGTCTGGTGTATCATTCCTGCCTTACAATGAGCATACATACCAGCAAGCACCTTACCAAGAAGTAGGTAAGTCTGAGTATGAGCAACTACTATCATTGATGCCTAAGTCAATCGACTGGGCTAAGTTGAAAGAGTATGAAGCAGAGGACAACACCTCTGGTATGCAGACACTAGCTTGTTCTGGCGACTCATGCGAAATCGTAGACCTAACATAGGTACTGTTCCTTCACCCTGCGTAAAGATCTGTCGAATAGAAGATGGATACTGCGTGGGGTGCAAAAGAACTATTGACGAGATCCGTGAATGGATGATAATGTCAGAGTATGAACAACAAAAGTTACTGTACGAACTAAAGTTGCGGTAACACCAACTGCCCATAGCTCAACTGGATAGAGCAGCCGACTTCTAATCGGCAGGTTCGGGGTTCGACTCCCTGTGGGCAGACATAGAGCATGGAGGTAGCTGTGGATCTGAGAGATGTGGTGGGTTACGAAGACTTGTTTAAGGTTTCTTCTTGTGGGAAACTCTTCAGCAAAAGAACAAACAAGTTCTTAAAACAGACCCAACATAAACACGGTTACCTCCATGTTTCAACTAAGGTAGGGGGAAGACAAGGTAAATGTCTATGCTTCAAGATGCACAGGCTAGTTGCTGAAGCCTTCCTTCATAATCCAGATAACAAACCCGCCGTCAATCATAAGGACGGGGACAAAACAAACAATGACGTTTCAAACTTAGAGTGGGTCACTCACTCAGAAAACACAAAACATGCTATAGAGACTGGCTTATCTAAACTCCCACCACCTTCTTATGTTCTTAGTGACGATGAGGTAGATTACATAAAAAGTGTCTACAAGAAAAACACTGAGAGGTTTGGTCAGACAGCTTTAGCAACTAAGTTTGGTGTAGATAGAAAAACAATAGTAAGAGCACTAAGGAGATAAGATGTACGTTATTATTACACGTAACCAATGCAACTTCTGCGACGATGCTAAAGCCCTGCTGAAAGGTAAGGGCTATTCTTTTGTGACGTATAACGTTCAAGAGCAAAGCAGCAAGTGGGTGTTGACTTTAATTAAACAAGCAGGTTACACTACAGTTCCACAGGTGTTTGATCCACAAGGTAAACATATTGGTGGGTACACAGAGCTAAAGGAGTACATCCATGACGATCATAAAAAGACCCTTTGAGAAGAAGCTATACGACAAGTACGATAACCCAGCTAAAGAAGCATTAGTTAAAGTGCTAGAGGACAGAGGTCACCGTATTGTTTCTGTAGCTGAGACTTACTATGCGGATGTAGTCAGTGAGTATGAAGGTGAGATCTTCCACAGTGAAGCCGAGGTGAAGACAGCTTGGAAGTCAGACTGGCCTACTACGTGGGAAGAGATACGGATACCAGAACGTAAAGGTAGACTGTTGCAAAAATACAACAGTAGAGTTAACTTCTACGTCTTTAAACATGACCTGACACAGTGTTGGTTAATTAAAGGTAAACAGATGACACCTGATACAATCAAACCTGCATTCGGCAGGTACATTGTTAAAGGTGAGAAGTTCTTTCACATTCCTTACACAGAAGCAGAGTTGGTTACAGTATGAACCCTGACGATCTTGAGCCACCCAAGAAACAAACACGTTCTCGTCGCAAGACAAACTACAAAGGTGCTACAGCTAAGAAGACATCTGGTTTTGCCCCACGTACAGACAACCAGAAACAACTATGGGACCACATGAAGACACACGATCAGGTGTTCATCCTTGGTCCAGCTGGTACAGGTAAGACGTATGTCACAGCTACCTTTGCTGCTGACTTGTACACCCTTAAAGAGATCGACAAGATCGTTATCACAAGACCACACATTGCTGTAGGTAAAGACTTGGGGTACCTTCCTGGCACCTTAGAGGAGAAGACATACCCTTGGGCACTACCTGTCCTCGATGTCTTAACTAAGCACTTAGGTAAAGGTGCAGTAGAGACAGGTATCAAGAATGGTAACATCGAGATGGCACCACTAGCCCTTATGCGGGGACGTAGCTTTGAGAGTGCATTCATTATCGTGGACGAGACACAGAACATCACAACCCATGAGTTAAAGATGTTGTTGACAAGAGTCGGAGATGATAGTAAAATTGTCCTCAATGGTGATGTACAACAGTCTGACCTAAAGGAAGCTGATGGTCTATCTAAAGTTATTCACCTAGCCAAGAAACATATGCTGGACATACCTATTGTTGAGTTTGGTGTAGATGACATTGTACGTAGTGGTATCTGTGCTGAGTGGGTTAAGGTATTCATGAAGGAAAGACTATGACAAACTGTGTACACTGTGGTCATCTTCTTGACGACGATAATGTCTGTGGTGAATGTGAGGATCGCAAGGAGTCTGTAGGCAACTTGCTAGAAGTAATAGGAAGAAACGAAATGAAGACTGCTGCAGCCAATGATAACGTTAACAATCCGTCTCACTACGGACAGGGATCTATTGAGTGCATTGACTACATCAAAGACTTCCTGACTGACGAGGAGTACATCGGCTACCTAAGAGGTAACATTGCTAAGTACCAGCATCGTTGGCGTTACAAAAATGGATTAGAAGACTTGAAGAAATCTAACTGGTACTTACAAGCCTTGATCCAACATCAATCTAAGAAGTGAGGTGCCTATGGAGCAGAAACCAAAACGACCAAGAGGTAGGCCACCTAAAAAGAAAACCCTTGAGCAGGAAGCCCAAGAGTTCTTGAAGAAAGATAATACGAATAGTACTCCTCCAGGGCAGGTTGCTTTGGGGGACTACTTTGCTGGATGTGCGTTGAGTGGATTGATATCATCTGGCAGGTATCTACGGTCTGACGAGATCATAGATGAAGCATTCAGGTATAGTGAACGAATGCTCGAAAAGAAAAATAAGTAGATACCAACAGACTAAACCCCCAGTTATTAGCTGGGGGTCTTTTCTTTTTAACGTGTTGAGTAGATGTCAGTAGACTTCTCTAGAGGTACTTGATTAAGAAGACGTAGACGTAGGTTGATCTCTTCTTTGACAGACTCAGCTGAACCTATCATCTCTTTGTAGTCAGTGTACCCAAGTTCTCTTGCAGCTTGGTTAAATACATCCTTACCTTTTAACCTTACTTGAATCTTAAAGTTGTTGCGGACGAAGCCTCTTGCTTTAATTGGTTCTCTAGATAAAAAGGAATCAAACTGTTCCTCGACTGCAAGAGCTTCTGCTGCAATCTCATTTCGAATGAACTGCTTTAGCATCTCTGCCTTCTCTTTATTTAACTCCTTCAGAGGAGTACCAGTAGACTCTGGTGTTAACTCATCAAAGGCAAGACGACCATACTTCTTGCTGACAGGGGCTTCACTCTTCCAAGCTGCGAACTTTTGAGGAAGTGTTTTAGCTAACCTCTGTTGAACAACAAGCTCTGTGTTTGCATTTGCTAGTGCACCCAGAGATCCCTTGTTGAACATCTGCCAGTTCTTAATACCGTAACGGCTTTGGTACTTCTGTAGTTCAGTCAGAGGAGGCTCTGAAGTACCACCTGAGATCTGTTTGTACAGAGGGCTAACAGTACTTCTAGCAACAGGGTTGTCGTAGTCATAGATCTTAATGTCTTGTTCCCCATCAAAAGACTGGGTGTACTGTAAGAATCCTACGTCTGGTAAGAAACGTGTAGCCTGTGGTACAAGGATACCTTGTGTTAAAGCACCAGCACCTTTACGGCTAACACCTTCACCAAGAGCTAAGTCTCTTACGTAAGGATTACCAGAAGCTTCGGCGTTAAACTGATTGTATATATCTCTCGCAGGAGCTAGAGGCATAGTGAAGGTAGCTAAAAAGTTACCTAGCTCTTTCTCAAATTCTTCTGTCGGTGCGCCTTCTATTAAGGAGTAATAAATTGATTCTGGAAAGCCGAGATCTAGTGAGAACTCAGGTATACCACCAAAAACAGCTGATACTTCTTCTCTATCAAAGTTAACTGGAAGACCTTTGTTCATTCTCCAAAGCCAATCACCTACATAGAGGTGGGCAAGAATAGAACCAGCATACTGCTTCATGTCAGCCTCTTCACCTAAGGCATTACGAATAGAGCCGTAGTCTACCTCACCATCCCTTTCGTATGCTAAGGCGTACCCTGCTAGTAGAAGGGACACACCTGTCATCTGACGTGCCATTCTTTGAGCAGGATCTTCGGACGACTTCATAAGCTTCCCTTTGTGCATAATCTCACCTAGTACAGGTGTGTACTCAGCTATCATCTGTAAGTGGTTTGCAGTATACCGTGGGAAGGGCA